GCTTTTAACACTTTCGCATCATTGCCCCTAAAAGTACTGGCATTCGCTAAAAAGTACATAATCACACTTTTTGCATCGTCATGAAAATATTTGTCGTTAATATTATTTAATTGTGTCATGGCATCCAAATATGGTTTAGCCCCAAAATAGGGTTTTGCCCATGCCCGCTTAATATCATATGCAATGCTTGAAATTGATCTATTCATTTTTAAATTCTCCTATGTTATTGATCATCGAATGATGATCTATTAGGGCATTGACTCAATGCCCTAATAGTCAACACTCTAGATTATATCTACTACAAATCCACTAGTGTCTTTTTTTGCCTTACCCTTTGCATACAATGCCACAATGCTATTGGGTTTATCTAAATGCCTAATGTCTGAATTATCACCACTTACAACGGGCAAACCCAAAAATTCTGTAGGTATATCTTCTACTCTTCTGAATACTGTGGCAATTCTCATTTTATTGTCTATTGCTTTTTTAACATACTTTTGGAATGTCACTACACCACTATAAGAAAATGTAAGATCGTAATTTTTTGGGATGTCAATCCGATTTGCAATTTTTGTGTAATCGTAAAATTGTACTTCGGGAAATAAATCAAAAATGGTAATAGATCTAATTTTGCCATGCATAAATTCATAGTCAAAATATACATTTTCCCATTTTATGTCACTTGTGCCATTTAATCTAATCAAAAGGGTAAGATCTTGCTTTTTTGCTTGCTTGATACCCTTCTGAATATCGAGTACCAAATTGAGCATAAAATTTTGACGATCATTAAAAAAGTATTGAGTCTTAGCAATACGAGCATTTTGAATACTGGTAAATGCCCCTCTGCCAGCACTATACAAACAAGCATTTTCGCATTGTGCTAATTTTGCCATGGGGCATACATTAAACCCGCTTATATCACTAGGGGCTAAATAGAGAATGCCCGTATAAAATCCAAGGGTTTGCCCCTTAACTGTTTTGCTATTGGTATCAAACCCCAATAGGGATTTGCGAGTTACTGGTTTATTAGTGTGCATATATTCACCTTATAAATGATTAATAAAATTTACTACTATCATAATTTTATTGATTAGTTAAAGCAAAATACAGATAAATAAACCCTAATAGGGTTAACCCTGGCCTTCATTGGTACATTTCTTGCTTGTCATTCTAGTTGATAATCATTCGCATTTGCCCTATGCCTCTCGCACGCTCGTATAGCCCCATAGTGGCATTTTAGCAATTTGTGACACCTACCTATTAACTCAATGGCGATCGTGTCACTATGAGCGTTTTGGCAAGCACCAATTTAGTGCGCCCTGCACCAAAACAATGCAGCCCAAATTGTCAATAGGTACTTTCCCTATTAGGGTAATCCCTGGCCGGCCGGTAAGTGAGTACTTACTAACTTAGCAGATTGTTGCACTGCACCAAATTGCCATGCACCAAATTGGTGCGGCCAGGAAGTTAGTGAGTGCTAACTAACCAATCTGGTCAGTAAGTGCTCACTAACTTAGCCGATGTAAGTGAGTGCTTACTTACCACATTGTTGCACTGCACCAAGTAAGTGAGTGCTTACTTCTGCGCTGCACCAAGTTGGTGCATTGTCAGGTTAGTGAGTGCTTACTAACCAAGGGGGGCATTTTGTTGCGCCGCACCATCCTTTTTTGACTCCCTGAGTTTCGGGCGCGGGGGTCCCACACCAATCTCAAGGTCCTGCAAATTCTCCTACATTTTTTATTTTTTCATAATGTGGAATAAACTTGTATAGAATTAGGCTCAAATGATAATCATTCTCATTTAGAAATGCTGTAACTTATTGATTTTACTAGGTGCTGTATAGAACTATCCATAGAATGTATAGATTCTCAAAAGTTATGTGCTTGATTTGTAAAGATAAAAAAAAATTGCTGCACTGCATCCTGACTACTGTGGATAGTTCTATACAACTTTTGAGCGTTGTAAGTGCTTGATTAGGTTAAATAAAAAATTTAAAAGACAGGGTATCCATAGTATCCACAGTATTTCTCTATTATTTCTCTTTTAAAAAAAAGAATAATACTAGTAGGGGGTATAAGTGAAATATACTGTGGATACTATGGATACTGTGGATTGAAGTTCTATACATTGGAATAAAATCAATCACTTGGAAGAAGGGCTGGTGAGCAAAAACATCGTTTTTTGTATCCTGTCTTCTGTGGATACTATGGATAGTTCTATACAATAGGGCGGATGTTGTATAGAAATTGCATAAGTAGATGTATGAAACGACTTAATCCACTTACCAAATCCCCATACCGTTGTGGCGATCAGCACGGCGAGATGTTCTTTTACAATTACAGGACCGACGTCCTATCCAACGGATTCCGTGGCGAACGTTGGCTCAGTCCGCTTGCTTTTGAAAAAGCGCTTAGACGGGATAGACTGGCCAAACTGAAAAAACGGCGACAAGCTGGTAAGCTGCGACGCAGGTCTAAGTATGACGATTAAGTATTACGCATACCAAATCAAAGGTCTACTTGAAAAACCCGATAAAAGCATCGGAGCGATCATAGTGATGATTTGCACCCCTACGGCGTTTGAAGAAGTCCAAGTGCCAGCCTCCGTTTTTAATAAGGAGACTCTGGTGTTTTTAAGGTATCGAATTGCGGTGAACGACTTTATGGACATTAACAAACTGCCATGGGATATCATTAAAAAGATTCGAGGGCCATTGAACCAATACCTCGATGATTGGATTGCGGATGGCAATCTCAAGTAGCACCCCCATCCCTGTTCTAGATGGTTGGGCTTTAGCAAAAGACTTATCCAAGGGGGATTGGGTTTTTTCTAAGGAGGGTAAACCCATCCAGATCAAAAGCATCCAAACGTATACCCCGGCGGAAATGTTTTGCGTGGCGCTATCCGATGGGGTTTATGTGGATGTGGATGATCACACCAAGTTCCCCGTCCAGACTTTATTTGATCGGCAAACAGAAAGCCGTTACCGTGGCATCTACAAGCGTTGGGCAAAACAGAAGTACGCCAGCCCCTTGGAAATGCTCGAGCGTGGCTTGGATTTCGGGTACAATCAGGCATTTTATTCGGTACGCACTACGCAGCCAATTCACTTTCCGTTTGAGGATCACCCAGTGCCGCCCTTTATTGTGGGGATGTGGATGACACGAACCAACCCTAACAATCGTTACATGTTACGGGAGAGCGTGGTGGAGTATGTGCAAAAGGAAATTCGCTCAACGGGCTGGAGTTTTAAGATGCACGCCCGTAATGTCATGGAGATTCGCCCCTCTATTCGGACATCTTTCCTAACTCGGTACCAAGTTGTGCCGTCCAAACTGCCAATCGAGTACACCTTTGGCTCGGTAGAGCAACGGATTGACCTTTTACGGGGGATTGTTGCGACAAAACCAGGTTGTTACAACCAAAAACTCGATAAGTTCTTGATTTTTAGTAGAAATTTGAATTTTTTGATCACCATCCAAGGAATTTGTGAGTCTCTTGGCATGAAAACGCAAGTGTTTGACAACAAATCGTCTTTTACACACCAATTATCATTTAAGTCGCAACTTTTTTTACATCCCCATCAAAAAAGTCGCAAGATTTCAAAGCATTTTGATCGTAGGATCGTAAAAACCATCGAAAAGATTGACCCTAAACCCAGTATTCACATCGTTACTGACGAACCATTTGTCGTAGGACAAGGATTTTTACCAATATGGCATTAACCAAAGGACAAGAAAAGTTACTTGCTAACTTTGCACAGAAAAACAAGCATTGGCCAAAGGATCAGCTCGAGTTAGCCCTCTGGCGGGTACGCTGGGAGCTCCAAGCGCTTGATCACCAACGAGAACCCGACAACGGCGAGTATGACACCATGCTGATGCTGGCCGGTCGTGGTGCTGGTAAGACCTACACTGCCTCCAATTGGATTGGACTGCGTGCGGCGCTCAACAACGGCACTCGGTGGCTTGTAACTGCCCCAACATCAAACGACATTCGCGCGACATGCTTTGAGGGTGACTCGGGTTTGATGAACATCATCCCGCCCGTCTTGATCGACACCTACAACAAGTCGCTCTTTGAGATCCACCTTAAAAACGGCTCGATCATCCAAGGCATCCCCGGCTCCGAACCAGAGCGTTACCGTGGTAAGCAGTTCCATGGGGCGTGGTTTGACGAGTTGGCGGCGTTTGATTATCTGGACGACGCATGGGATCAAGCACAGTTTACGTTGCGTTTGCGTGATGCACGCATACCCCGGGTCCAGCAGATTGTTACCACCACCCCAAAGCCCAGAGAGTTGATTGTTGATCTAAACGAGGGTAAGGTGGGTGGCGATGTGTATGTGGTGAACGCCAGCTCGTATGATAACCGAGCCAACCTTTCTAAATCGTTCTTTAAAGCCCTTGAGACATACGAAGGCACCGACCTTGGTAAACAGGAGATCTACGGTGCGATTCTCGATCCAGAGGATGCGGGTATTGTTAAGCGTAAGTGGTTTAAAATGTGGCCAGCAAAGAAACCCACGCCCGTCTTGGAGTATGTGATTGCGTCTTATGATCCAGCCACCTCTGAAAAGACGGTGAATGACCCAACCGCATGCGAGGTGTGGGGTGTCTTTGAAGACACTGACAAAGGCACTTGCATCATCCTTTTGGATGCATGGGATGCCCACATGTCTTACCCCGAGCTGCGTAGGAAGGTCGTTAACGACTACAAAGAGGTGGTGTACGGTGCGGACAACGACTTCGCCAAGGGTAGGAAAGCAGACCTCATTCTGATCGAGGATAAGTCGGCAGGTATCTCGCTCATCCAAGAGCTCCAGCAGTCTGGCACCCCCGTGCGGGGTTATAACCCGGGCAAAGCGGACAAGGTGCAGCGTTTGAACATCGTGGCACCGCTAATCGCCAAGGGTAAGGCGTACATACCCGAGAACCCCGAGATACCCGGCGAGTTTGCTGACTGGGCAAAACGGTTCATCCGTCAAGTCTGTTCGTTCCCAGAGTCGGGTGGGCACGATGACTATGTCGATGCCCTATCCCAAGCGTTACGGGTTCTAAGGGACTCTGG